CTTGGCGATCGGACGAGGGACCGACTTGCTGGGCATCTTTTGGATGCTCAACGTGTCTAGTTCCCATTCGATCGTAGGTGTTACTCCGATATCTTTGAAGAGAGATAGCTCTCTCCAGTTCACGTCGTAATCCCTGCTGGAGCCAGATGGCTTCAGCAGGATGGACACATATGAGCCTAGGACCCCTGCTGTCTTTAGGGACAGCAATGAGCTTAGCCTCGATGTGTTCATCTGTCGGTTCTTCCCCGAGCTCCTCCAGGTGGCCTTGATTATAATACAAGGCATACCAGTCGGAGTACGGGAATATGTACTCGATTTGCGAGTACCACTTCTGCCATCGATTTTTGTCGGTGGTAGTTGCGCCAGGACCGTGGCTAGGGCTAAGATGCCCTCCCCGGAACCTGGATAATACTGATTGACAATGGGCGCGAACGCGGTTAAGACAGACGGGGCTTGCTTGTGAAAGCGAGTTCCCGAACTGACCGACCGCTTGATTAACTTCGAGAAAGTTCTCGAAGGATCTGTCATTAGTTTTGCTGTCATGTGTAACGAGTGCTTTATAGCAGAACAGAAGAAGCTGCCGAAGATATCGCATTGACATCGGATCCTTCATGGATCCGAGTGCGAGTCTCTGCAGCTGTGTTGGGACTAACTGGAGGTTCAGGCTTTCGCCTGTCTCCGTACATCTCAATACATGCTTCTCTAGCTTAGGGGCATCGTAAATGCACCATTGCAGTGTCCACCAAGGTCCTCGTATTTCCGAGAACCCAGATAGATTGGCTACATCTGCTAGCAGGCTTTCAAAAGCGAGCTCTATAGCTCGCGAATGGTTATGGGGAACAGCGTTCGATTGATGCGAATTTACACTCACATCTTTCTTAGCTCGCGACCCATAACAGGATGTTGACTTTATAGTCTTCATTCTTATTATGTAGAACACAATGCCCGACTGTATTTTGTTTGGTTCTCAAGCCTTATTAAGAGGCTAGGAGAACCAGATACACATTCAACACCGCGAATAGCAGGACTTAAGTCTCGCCGTTCTCGATGTTGACGATCAAGTTAGCATCAGCCACACACGCCTTAAACGTAGCGATAACATTATCGACTTGCGCTTGAGTCGCGGTGGACGGGATGGCAAGTACGAAATACATGGACGTGATGATCTTATTAAGACCAGCGTCCAAATCGTACCTGTCAACTCGACCAGTAAAACGCTTCCCGGGGATTTTTGTCACCGAGTCGACGTAGTCCTGGCCTTTGATAACTAGCTTGTCAGGGGTGTTAACACCCCGCGCGATGGATTGACGTTCAGACTCGCCCTTCAAATCGAAGGACTTTTTGAACACAATCGTGTTGAATGTCAGATCGGCATTCATTGTGTTTTATGTTGGTTGTTCTGTCGTTCTGGACACTTCAGGTACGGACACTTAACGAAGACTATCTCATATTCACCATTACTGGTGCTTTTGCGATAGACGACGAGACGTGTACGTTCCGTGGTGAACAGAATATGGAGTATGCGAAGAAACTTCACATATTCCCAGATCACGCGTATTGTGCTCATTACTTCTTAAGTTTAATAAGTTGTTGAGCAATCAGGGCGCTCGAAATGGCG